CGGCGCCGGTGATCAAGCGTCTCTTCCTCAGAGACGTCCACTCAATCACGGGATAATTTTCTTCTATTGGCCCTCCCGAGGGCAGTCGGAGAAATTGTCGACAAGAGATCCATCTCCTTATACGCTAAGACCTGGATCAAAATCTCAGCGCATGGCAAAGAGGGTTTTCCATACATCGCGGTTAATCCTCTTTCCCTGCATCAAACAGATCTTCGAGGTTTGGCCGCCACTGTGACGAATCACAGGAGTGGCCAGCCCTCCAAAGAGACTCCGGAGTCGGCCTGAGCGCCTTAGCAAGGCGGTAGACCGAACTCCAGAAATAAGGGTGCGCATCGTCTGGAAGCCGACCGAGAGGGACAGCGTTCCAGGACCTAGCGCATTGACGTATGACCAAGGGAGCAAAGAGGCTTTTGACCTCTTTACGCCCTTCGGACAAATCAGCTACAGCTGCACGCTCCATCAAACTGGGAACAGTTAGAGGGAGGTGCGGGCAATTAACATTGTCAGTCACTCGATAGTGGATCTTAGAAAGACACTTTCCAAGAGCCACCATATTGCGACCCGTATTTAGAAGGAAGATTGGCGAGGCCACGGCCGCTCCGGTCGCGATCGCGTCAACCTTCCGAGAAACAAGATAAGGCAAACGGCGGTGTGGCTCCCGTGGAGGGAAGCCGAGACCACCGAATGCAACAGGCAGAGCTGGATGTACACCAAGGCTCCTGGCAAAACGAAGCCAGGGACCTTGGGTGAGTTCCAAACATTTATAGATAAGTTCTCGCGAGCAACCCATGGAAGCATAGGTTTCCAGAGTTGACGCGAGAGATAGAAGTGGTGCCGTACCCTTCTCGGGCGGCTGCGCAAACAGCCGCACCGGGAGGGTACCGACACGTCTAAGATATGAGCCGGAGTGGCGGTACAGTTCCTCACAGAACGTACCGCCCCTCTTGGCCCTAAAAGATTTTGAAAGGTTCAGAACGAAGCCTACCTGCTCACAAAGGAGCCGGTAGGTTTCCCACTGAACCTTAGTCCAATAGGCAATGAGGTCGTCTCCACGGATGCAAAAGCGTCCCTGGGGATCGACCACAATGGCAATACTAAAGTGCGTGAGCGACAGGAGCAACCAGGAAACTGGAAGCCCCATCGGACACCCACGAGTATAGGGGAGGCCATTGACCGTCATCTCACGGTGAGTGAGGCGAGGGTCAATGCCCAATAAAGAACAGCACAAGTCAAGCCACGGGTGATACATTGTATCAGTCGCACCTGACATGTCCGCAGAAACAACGAGCCGGTTGGAGCTGGCAGGACCAACTGGAATCGATGGCGGTGAACCATCGAGACCGAGCTGGACCTGCGGTATCCCTTTAAGGACACCGTACAACACCTTCCGGACAGAATGAGCTACGGAAACAAGGTGGGCGGGCGACTTCGTCACCACCCGGACCTTGTTCCCTAATTCCGGAACACCCACTGGAACCAAGCCATGGCTTGGTTGGAGTGGTTGTTCAACAAATTTCCGGGCGAGGGGTTCGTACCGCCGTCGAGAGACGGGGGTGACGTAGTTCCAGACCCATTGTTTTCGTTCGTTCCCAATGCGAGCTTCGTATACGGAGTTCGCACCGGGGACACGACGACGGCGGAGGTTCAACTTACCAGTTCGGCTAGACCGAGCGGCATGTTCGACAAAGGCCGTAACACGGCCTCCCTCCTTACGATTAAATTCAAGACAAGCGGAATGACCAACAACGTCATAACCGGCCATCTTGACCGTCTTGCGTCGATATCTCGATGCGAGTCCTTGAAAAGTTTCAAGAACTCGGTCCGAGAAATCGGCAGTAAAAAGAGTCTTATCAGAGGAATCAGTGCAAAGCTGAACCCAACGATTTAAAGACTGATCTATTGTTGCCTTGTCCGGGTAGGGTAAAGCCCTGCCCAGGCGCGACAACTGATAAAGTTGGGATGATGAGGCGGTGTAACCCTTAGGTAACACGCGTCCCAAGATCCCATCGGAAAAGGAATGTGACCGACACCCTCCTCGGAGGGCCTCGCGTCGACATTCAACAGTGGTTGATTTTTGCTCAATAAGCGTAGAACGCCTATTGGACCAAAATCGATCAATAAGACGGTTGAGGCATCGAACAACCATTGGTTGTTGGATGTCCCAACCACAAGCTATGTATGCCACCACGTGGGCCCTCACCAGCAGGTGAACGCCCCCGGGCAACTTACCAGGCTTGTTGGCAGGAACCGACGCGCGTCTTTCGAGAGCGCGGCGGACCAGTGTGTCAATAAAGGCCTGAAGTGTTCCTTCTTTACGAATGAACATTCTCCTCAAAG